ATAAACAAGTAATAAACGAATGTGTATTAATAATGACCGAAACACAACGCAATTAAAACGGCAGAATAGTTTCATTCTTTTGGTATAAGGACCTAAAATCCTCAACACTTGACGATAGCGTAGCCAACGCATCAAACAACGGCTGTAAATCAACGTCGGGACTAATCCCATACCGTTCCTGCATAGCCTCAGCCAAACCCACCAAGTCAGTGCTATGCCGATACGGCAGAAGCGACTCGTTGGCACTTCTAGCTTTGTCCTCCCACGCTGGGTTCACCGCAGAAACAGATACGGAATACCTCTGACACTTCTTAATAGGATCAGGTGGCATGAACACCTTCTTTCTCTTCCCATCGAACAGTATAGGACAAGACGTGAAATACGGATGTTTGAGGACGAAAAATTTCGCCTCAAAGTTGAACACCTCTGCCATCCTCTGCAAAGAAGCTTGCGAAGCTACTAATTGCCTACACGCAACTATAGAATCGTCACCCATAAAGGCCGCCCATACGACATCTGTACCAGCGTAACAAGTGACAACAGCACTGACGTTAACGACAGCATTCATCAAAGCCGTCGCAGCGCTGCCGGACTTGTTCTGATACCTAGACGCCAAAATGATGCCTAAGCTCATAGACCTCAGAGTGCATCTTTCATTTGCATCCACCCACCTATCTAGCAACTCTTCATCAAAGCCCAATTTCTGCATCACAAACTGCATCAGCATATACGAAAATCTATCCTGAGATTTGTCGAACTTGCTAAAATCATTTTCAAGATAGATCAACTCATCCCCCCACGGATGATTTGCAGCAATGTGGTCAACGACACCAGCCGTGTCTTTCAGCAAATTGACCATAACGGAAGGCTTGAGTAACGACACAAACCTGCGGGACATTACGCGGAAAATGCTGCTAAGCATGGCCCCCGTAAGCTTATCGTTCATGGCTATCAACTGTGAAGGTATGGTCTCCTTGAGAGGTTTGTCCGACAGCGGTGGTTTACCGTCACCCTTCATTATGATATCAAATACCCAAGGTTGCATATCTTCGAACGACATACCATCAGATACCTGCTTGAGAACTTTACGAACGTTCTCAGGTTTAGCCTTCATACCCCATTCCCGAAGTAACTCTTCCTCAAAAGCCACTTTATTAACCTTGAAGTTCTCCAATTTCTCCAACGCGTCATCTGCAAAAGCAGTCACCAACAACCGATCCCACACCATAAGAACTTGACTAGTCTCATCCGACTCAACACGCATAGCCGGGGCAGACATGTTCCTAACACTGAGCGACGTAAGAGTCTCCTGAAGCGTCTGAGCTTTCTTCTCTATGTTATACCCAGTAACCTTCGACTTAAAAACCCTCATCGTAGCCGGCTTGACTGGATCGTCCAAGGGATGCTCCATGTACTCGGCCTGATAATCACGATGTTGTGGGTCAAACTTCATACTAGGACCATCTTGTTCAAAATCCTGCTCGGTGAGACCTACGAACACCTTATCCGCAACCTCATTTATAGTGCCAGGCACATCACCCACGCGGTCAAACCTTTCAGGTCCTTCATGACCCTGCTTCACCTCAGGCACTCTAACCTGCATAGACAGCGAGAAATGATCAAAAGGATTACGAGTAACGTCGTTATCAACAGACAACTTTTGAACCATACTCTTAACATCATCACTCGGGTCAGTGCCTTGAGAAGTGTCCACTATGTCATCGTGCAGATAGCCCGACGGTTGAGTAATTGGTATTGAATCCGTAAGATCCAATTCCACAGGTTTCATCTTGCCCATTGCAAAGGCACTTTTCACGGCAGACTCACTGCCACGCAAAGAAGGCACACTAACATGACCACCATAAACAAGCGAGAAGGCTTCCCTTTTCCTGCGCAACAACCAGGAGTTATACTCTTCAACAAGCACAAACTTCGGCGGCGCCACAAATGTAGGCTTCTTAACGAGTGTATCACTATCGAGAAATCCCACCAGAAAATCCCGAAATTGCTCCATTCGTGACGCAGATACCACACTGTCTACGAAAAGAGAATGGACTAGCGAGGTAAACACTACTGACAATCTCTCAGTCTGATCCATCCTCGAAAACCTTGTAGCTCTATTCAACTCAGCTATTAAGTCTGTACCCAATTTCCCTGTCTCGTACCTTGACACAAAGGCACGAGCATAAACACCGCCCGCCACTTCACCTGCCAACACTGGATCCATAGGTTCACGTATACGTACGTTAACACCAGTGACTATGACCCGCGCATCAATCTTGGAAGCACGTCTCAACACAGCCTCCGGAGTGAACTCAGATTGACTAAGACTCATGGCGTACAAATACAGCTTGTCAACTACGATCTGAGGCACGAAGTCAGTAGCCGTTTCCCACGAACCAGCAACACTAGGATTGGCATTGACAGTCTTCAATCGCGAATAAGTGAACGCATACTTGCCGTCAGACCACGGCATCTCCAAAGCATGACGAGTCATGCCTGACTTCTGTCTAACGTCCAACTTGACAAGACGACAATACATAAACGGACCCCTATTTTGCGACAGCTCCAATCTGAAGTCCACAAACTCACGATTGTAAAACACCGTAACCGTAGTAGCCTTAAGCCACTCATTCCAGAGTGCAAAAGGATACTGGGTAACCCCCACGACACCATCAGAATAGACCATATTCAATTTATCGCCTTCCCGCGTGTAGCCGACACCCCCAGCAAACGGGAATTGACCGTTATCAATGCGAAACACATCAGCCGTGTAAGGTAGAAACACCTCAGCAAAGCTTGCACCAGCTGAAAGCACGGCAGTACAAGCCTGCATGACCGTGAGCGAATGCATGCTCAAGTCTATA